GTCGTCTTTTGCCTGGAGATGAATTACGATTGGATCTGGATTGCTCACGTTCTTGCCTTTTCGCCCTTATACTGAAAAACGTCCACCAATGTTGGAACTCAGTGGGCGTCATTGCCAAAACCGTGCTAATAGTCTGACCAAGATGTTCCGCTAGCTCGTAAACACGGTAAAGCTCAGTCGGGTTCCCTTGATCATCTATTAGTTTTTTTCGCGCTCTTCCTCACTCTGAGTCTGAAACGCAAGCACTTCATTCGCGACCCTTTCCACGACTGCGGAGGACGCTGAACGGCGTAGCTTCACCTTATCGCCAATATCGAAGACTGCGTTGCCTTCTTTATCAACCACACCAAAGATGATCGCATAAACCATATAATCGTGAATGTCGTCTTGAGAACGAGCATTTAACTTCGCTTTATCCTCAATAGTCAGATTCTTGACGTAGAGAGTTGCATCCCACTCTGGAACTGTAATCTCTCTAACGCCAAGATTGCTGAAGTGCTGTACTACACTATCAATTAATTTACTCATTAACTGACAGTCGCTTCAGTCATTGCGCCATTCCCTTGAGCACTAAAACTCGCCTCAACGAAGCCGTCAAACGAGGCAGACTTACTTACCGAAGTAATAGTTGCCGTGCCTGACCACTCGATCTGAGTTGAAGTATTACCCGTGGGATACAGTTTCAGAGTTACTGATGCACCTTCGACTAAAGTCTGTTGACCATTAGTGTCTGAGGGATCCCAGAACGCTGTGAACGACGACGTCCATGACTTCTGCGTAGCAGTGTGAGTCATCCACGTATCACCCATCACAGTGTCATCTGCAACTTCTGATGTAGTCTCAAGAGACCAGTCTTTGATTTCAGCAACAGCGTTTGCCCCGCTGTATACCGCTCCATCCTTACCAATGTTTGTAGCCATTTTTACGTCCTCACGAAAAAGTAATTAACCCGATTTTACTAACCTTCTGGGCTACCCTCAACCGCTAGATAGTCTATCTCACAAGAGAGTCTGCCTACCATAACGGGCTGATCACCGTTAGCCGAGAAGTCAGTGTCAAACGAAACAATCCGCGTATCTATCGCGAGACTATTTCTCGTTAGATCCGTATGAAGCGCCTCTTCTATGTCAGCGCTTATTTGATCTACCATTTCATCGTATGTAGAGGTCATCTTAACGTATACCTCTATTCGTGCAGATAATCTCTTCTGCAAAGTTCTTGGTGGCCTCATGCTCGGATACCGAGACGTTTCGCTCACCGTGTATACGCATATCCCTGGCAGCACATTATCGTGCATAGGGAACACGCGAGTGTCAAAACAGTTACTACCAGTATTAGCTAAACCAGTTAGCGTAGTCACTAAGTTCTGACGAATTCTTGTGCGGATATGGCTCATTGTTTCTCCAGCGAGAATTCAGTTATACCTGTCCCATCTGACATAACCACACGAACTGTGTAGTCGGTATTCGTTGAATCTACTGGCACTGTCACCGTATCACCCTCCGCTAAGGAAGACACTTGAGACGTGACGCAAGTAAGACGCGGCTGATCAAGAGAGAACGCTACAAAACCGCCCGCCTCCTCTAACGAGTGCTGTGCATCATATATTGCAGTAAACGACACAGAGCCACCGCCCGATGGCGAGCCAGTACAGGCCACGCCAAAGTCAGCTACAAAGACTTTACGATCATCCAGCGTCTCTACAGTCATTACTTAGCTTTTGCTTTTGTAGTGCGCTTTCGAGCCTTAGGCTTGTCGTCCGAACCTTCTGCACCTACAGCGCGATTAACCGTAGTGGGTTCAGAGGCAGGAGCAACACGACCAATACCCATAAGTGACTCAGCCAACCGATCATCTAACTCAACTTCCTGTCCTACTCGGTATGTCTTACCAGAAATAACACAACCTTTAATTACTTCGTATCTCATACATCCTCCTTAGAGAAAACCCGCCCCGAAGGGCGGGCTACTAGCCTTAGGCTCCGTCGTTACCCTTAGCGAAGCTAACAGCGTGACGTACAGCCAAGTCCATAGATTGCAGTGCAACTACACGGACAGTTCCGCTTGTTGATGCAGTGTATGGATCAACTACAAGGTCAAGACCTCCGAAGAAGCCAACCAAGAGATCGCTGAAGTTACCGAAGTAAAGGTTTCCAGCAGTTCCTTGGTTAGAAACAATCGCACGGTGTCCGTTGATAGTGCCGCCAGGCTCTACTACAAACTGCGCTGTTCCTGATGCTTTCTCAGTGGTCTTCAATGCACCGTACATGGCCGCTGGCAGAATGTATGCCAAGTTGCCCATAAGCGCATTGTCTTCTGCGAGTGCAGTCTCAAGAGTTACCACTTCTGCGAAGGTAGGATTAGCCGCCGCAAAGTTAGTAACGCTATTGATGCCAGAAGTGTTCAAGATACCAGTAGGCTGGCCGCTTGATCCTGATCCCTCAAGACCTGCCAAGTCAATCGCAAGACCGATTGCTGTAGCGAGATCATCACGAATCAAAGACTCTACGTCCATGCTTGACTGAATCATGAGCTGACGAGTTACATCGGTGAATGCACCAAGTGTCTTAGGTGTCATCGCAATGTTGCCGACAGTCATTTCTGACTCAGTTGAAGCACCACCTTCAGTAGCAATCCAAGCCGCTGACGCCGCTGCTGTCTTCTTGGGGATGCGGACATCACCAGAAAGGCCATTCAGAGTACGAGCACCAGCCTGCATCACGCTTGAAGCATTACGCAGTACGTCTACGAAGTCTTGTCCGCGATAATCTTCGCCAAACAAGTCAGCCTCATCTGCTGAGTTGAGATCACGTTTCCAAGTACGAAGAACGTCTGTTGGAAGCATGATTCCCTGTGCAGAACGACCGAACTCAGCGGCAGCAGCTTCCGAACACTCTTTCTCGAATGCAGCGGCTTCTTGAGCACGACGATCAGTTGGGTTAGCCAAAGCGTGAATAGCGCGAACAATAGAGAAGCGCTTAACTTCCTTACTGGTCAAGCCGATGTCTTGCGACTCAAGAGCACGCTCTGAACCGATTACATCAAGCAATTCGCCACGAAACTCAGCTACAGAACGACCGTCAGAGATTGCTCTCTTAGCCATGTCTGACTGGTTGTGACGCGCACCAAGCTCAACGATTTGAGCGGCATCTTTTTGAGCGGCTTTACGAGCTTCTAACTCGATGGCCGCAACATCTATTTCATTTGTCATAGGAGTTTCCTCTCTAACAGTTATGGTTACGGGTTCGGGTGTAGGCTCGCTTGACCGACCAACGCCAACGGAGACATCCGCTGGGATAGACACCAAACTAGCTTCTACTGGACGCCACGACTTAGCGACATACTTGTCTTTGTCTTGACGTTCCATTTTGTTGATAGCGTATCCAATGGATACATTTGCGCGAATGCCATCAACAACATCGTCGAAAGCCTCTCTGGCAAGTCCGTTCTTTCCAAAACGCACCGTCGCACGGAGACGCCGTGCCGAGCCATCGAGATCGACAGATTCGATTACACCCACTTGCTTTTGTGGGTCGTGATCAAGCAACAGTGGTGCTCTACCTGACGCTAGAAAGCTCAAGTCAATAGCCTCATCTGAATGCTCTAATATTTCAACGCCGAACGAGCGCTCGACTGGCTCCTCAGAGCTTAACGCCATAGACACTCTGCGCTCATCTTCGTTGATCGGTGCAGCGTCCATATACATAGATCGCTTGGAGTAATCTGGGTCTACCATAGATCGCTCCTCTTCTTCTTCGCTTGCCATCTCAGGCTCCTCAGACTTGCCAAACTCTATGATGTAAGAGTCTTCAGTCTCAGTCACATTCTTAACGTGGCGCTCTTCTTCGTCGTAATAACGCTCACTGATCTTTGTTAGTGCAGAGAAACGATGACCTACCTTACGGTCTGTCGCCTCGCCATCTATGTATAAGGTAATCAAAGCCGCTGGGTTATCCTCAGTTCCTTCGATTGTGAAATCAGAGTCGGGTACGTTGATGCTGCCATCACGCACGATACGGCTAATCTTGCCTTGTGCGCGACCGCCAGAGCTATTCCAGCTCACCATGTCACCGACACTTAAATCTCCGGCTTCTGCTCTCGTTTCTAATTCCATCTCGTCAGACCTCTCGTCTATTGCATCGAGTCGTTTCACTACTTTTCTTGAGAAGGAGAATCCTGCGTCTCCTCCCCATAATGCCCATGCGATTCTTCCTGCGCTGGGGAAGCCTTCACCCTTACTAAATCCTTTTCCCTTTTTATCGACCTCATGTCGAGAAAAGAATGAATACATCCGACGCACAGTGCTAGCAGAAAGCTCCCGCCCATTAACAATATCACGAGCGCGAGCAACGCCGACCTCAGTACCGCCCCGACCGTGTTCCTTGCGCCAATCAAGACCTCGTCTAGCTTCCGAAACCATGCCTTCAGTTGGTTTAGTATCAATGTCTTCACCCTTGTACTTCGCCATCGTCGCCTCCGCTGATATCAGGAGGTATGCCCATCTGCACTGCACCATAAGGCTCTAGTGCGTATGTGACACCAAACTGATCCATGAGATCCTTATCACGCTGTATTTCTGCAAGAAGCTCTTCTGTGTCCTTACCATACTGAGCCGCTACGTCCTGTAAGCTAAGGACGCCGTTCTTCATACCCAAAATCGCCGCGTTCATCTCTTTCATGGGATCTACCCAGCTCCACGCGCGACCACGAAACTCTGATGCCATAGTGAACTTATCAAAAGTAGCCATAGGCATAAATATTGACTCTACTTCCATAGCAGCGCCCAACCAAGACTCATAAACAGGCCGGATAAAGTGATCAATCATAACCTGCTGGCAGTTCCGGTAGTAATCTCGCTCTTCTAATGCACCTTGGCGAATAGAGCTGTACGACGTGGCCTCTAAATCGTTCGCTAAGGACGTGTAAGACACGCCTAGACCAGAAGCAACACCCTTTAATACCGACTTATGGAAGCTATCAAACTCACTCGTAGGATAACCAACATCAAAAGTCTTCAGATCAACGCCTTGAGGCAACTGGTGGAATGTACCTGGCTGGGCATCAATCACTGGGACGTTTCCATCCATTTCATCTGCTACGAATCCATCACCGCTAGGCGAGGTAAAGAATCCCATCTTAGATGCGCCCATGCGAGCGGCCACGATAGATGC